CTGCCGTTCCGCAATCGATTTGGGCGGGGTGGAAGGACCCGTTCGATTGATGATGTGGCGGATTTCTGCGGGTTTGTGGGGTGGGTGGGCACGCGCCGGCCGTCCTCGGCTAATTTTATTGCGCAGCCTGGACGGCGTCTTGGGAGACCTTTAGTCGCATGCCGTTGACCAGGATGTCAAGGAGTTGTGTGCACCTGATGTCCGAAGCCCCATCATATAGCCCCGTGTAGCCCGCTGCCCGGCCCTTGGTGATGGCGAGAAGATCGCCCTTCTTGAACCCGAACCGCCGGTTGAGCACGACGATCCCGCCATCCTCGGCCAGCCGCTCGCGCAGCTGCTGCATCACCGCCTCGGGCACCACGGCCAGCGAATCGCCGAACTGCACCAGGCCATAGACCCCGACCTTCGGATCGCGCTCGGGCGGGGCCTGGCCGACGAACAACTCGATGAACAGATAGCCCGGGAACCAGGCCACGACCCGCTCGCCCTCCCGGCTGCGGCACATCGGCAGCCAGCAGTGATAGCCCTGGCGCGACAGCGCGATCAGCGCCTTGATCTCGTCCCTGGTCTTGACGTTGATCAGATGCCAATTCATGCGTTGCCCCCTGCCAGCCTGATGGTGGTGCCCGGCGTGCCGGATGCGGCGCGGCGCGCGGCGCTGTCCGCCTCGAGCCGCCTGGCGCGGCGCTCGTGATAGGCGGCCTCGCACCAGGGCACGACCTTGACCTCGATGGTGCGCCGCAGCAGCTCCTCGAGCTTGGCCTTGATGGTCACGCCGCTCAGTCGCGGCGCGAGGGCGATCTCGTCGGCGTGGTATCGGCTGCCGACCCCCAGCACCATGTGCAGACCGTCATCGGTGATAACCGTGAGGCGCTCGACCAGCTGGTCGAAGTCGCGATAGAGGAACGCCGAGCGGATGGCGGCGGCGTTCGCCTTCCACCATGCGTTCTGCTTCGGCGTGTCGTCGCGCGACGCAGCGTCATGCGGACCGTCGCCGGCCGGCTGGCCATCGCCAGCCGAGCCGGCCGGCGACGGCCGCAAGGATTCCTTTTGGGGATTCTGACAGGATTCAGGGAATGGGATTCCTACGTCGTAGGAATCCGATTCACTCCGGAGTGAATCGGATTCCTCATTCCGAATTCCCGAATCATTAGAATCGGTTACGACGAGGGAATCGGATTCCTCATTGGCCGCGTCGTCGCCGGCGGCGATGTAGGAATGGGATTCCTCTTTCAGCGGCGCCGCGTAGAGCTCGACCGCGCGCGCCACGTCGATGCGGTAGCGCCGGGTGCGGCCGCGGATCGGGGTGCCGTGCTTGTCGACCCGCTCGTCGTAGAACAGCACGCCGTCGTCGATGAACTTGTCGAGCGCGAACTGCACCGTGCGCACCGAGCAGCCGCCGGCGATGCGCGCAAGGGTGTTGCGGGACGCGTAGATGCGCCGCCCGTCCTTGTCGGCGAACGACGCCAGCGCCAGCAGGATGAGCTTGTCGTGCACGGTGATGATGGCGCGCGGCGCCGGCACCGGATGGCCGGCCTTCTCGAGCTTGATCTGCTCCTCTGTGGACAGCATGACGATGTCTTCGAGGATGATGCCGCCCAGCTTGAAGCTCATCGGCCGCCGCCCCCCGCGGCGCGAACGGCGTTCGCGGGTTCGAACAGCGCCGGCGCGCCGGCGATCAGCGGCTCGGCCAGCCGCCCGATCGCGCCGTGCGGCAGGTCGGGCCAGCACCGCCCGGCGCGCATCGCCGCGTGGATCTCGCGGACCATCGCCGCCGTGGCGCCGGTGTAGCCCTGCGCGCGGACGTTGGCGGCGACGGCCTCGTAGCCGCGGTCGATGTAGGGGCTCTCGCGATCGTGCACCGATGGACGCTCCTACGCGGCCACAGGCTTCTTCACCCCACGACGGTACTCGTCGAAGGGCAGGAAGCTGTTGGGCCGGTGATGATTGCTGATGTGGCCGTTGACCCACCGCTGGAACGACTGCTGGTAGTCGTCGGTGCGATCCTTGGCCATGAGGTAGATATCGACGCCCTGGTCGTGGAGCGTGCGGACCCGGTGCATATCCTGCTCGGGCGTGCTGTCATGTCCGATCAGCACATAGAACGACATCTGCCACGGCTTGATGCCGGCGGCCTTCACCCGCTCGATGCCGCGCAGGATCAGCCGAGCGTCGCGGAAGCGGTCCCAGGCGAAATAGAGCTGATGCCGGGTGTCCCTGAGATTGGTGAAGCGCACCGAGGCGAGCGCCTGGCATTGCTCCTCCGTGATGATCCTGATGTTGAGGCCCTGCGAAAAGCAGACCTTGAGATCAAGCGCGCGTATTTCGGCGATGCGCTCGCGCCACAGCGGATTACCAAAGAAGTCGTTATCGAGCAGGATCAGAAAGTCGCTGTCCTGCACGATCAGCGCCCGGATGCCGCTATAGGCGTGCGCGGGCCCCTCTCGGGTCGGGACCGAGCAGAAGTCGCAGCGGAACCGGCAGCCCCGCATTGCATAACCCATGTTGTGCTTGAACCAGGGGTAGAGCCCGTAGTGCGGCGCCAGCCCGTCGATCTCAGGCGGTAGCTTCTTGGCGTGCTGGCCGAGCGCGCCATCCCAACCCGAGCCGCCGATCTCCATGCGCTTCGCGTCAAGGTGCTGGCCGTCCGAGAAATCGAAGATTTTGGAGGCGTAAATCTTGTCGAACGTTCCCTGCGCCAAGGGGAACCCAGGATCGTAGGCGGTCACGCGATCGCCGCGCTCAAGGTGGAAGCGGGCGAGCTTCGCCAACGCAAAATTGGGAAGCACCGCGGTCGCGTCCACATCGTAAAGGGCGACGTTCACCAGCGGCTCCCCTATGCCTTACGCTGGTTAGCTAGAAATTCTTCGCGCTGTGCGGGCGTCATCGACTTGTAGCGGCGGAACGCCTCGTCGGTCTTTTGCTGGGCGCGCGCAGAAATCCTCATGGCAGGGCGCTCCAACTGTTCGGGATGCCAGTGGAACCGGCCTTGGTCATGGTGGTGGTGCCGGCGTAGCGCGGATTGTGCCGCAGCCGATTGCCCGCCAGCTTCATGGCGTAGCAGTTCGGCGTGCAGCCAGGCGAGCGCACCGCGCAGCCGATCAGCGGATTCCAGGTCGCGCCGATGTAGCCCGGAGCGTGCGTCCACTGGATGCCGGTAACGTGCCGGACGCTCGGATCATCCTTCCATGTCACGAACGGGCTCATTCAGGCCTCCGTCTTGCGCACGCCGGTGATCTTCTCGAACAGCGACACGTCGCCGCGCCGCGCGAAGGCGGGGACGTCGGCCGGCCGGGCGTGTGGGTCGGCACCCTCGCGGCGCAGGAACGCCGGGATGCCCAAGGGATTGTCCGCGGCGACACAAGCATTCGGTTCAGTTTGCGGATTTACGCAAACCAACGATTCGGCCGCCAGGATCTCCCCCGTCGCCGGGTCCACGGTCTCGCCGGGCGCCAGCGCGAGCTCGGGGAGCGCCGGCGTTGTGCTGGAAGACGGCGCGCGGCCATCCTCGGTCGCCGCGGGCGCGGCGGCCTCGCTCGCCAGGGAGACCGCCTCAGACGGCGTCTCCGGATGCTCGTATCCAGAGCCGCCTGCGTTTACCTCGTTCCCCCAATAATCCCACCCGTCGTCGCCGTGCCAGAAGCCGGGCCGGCCGGTGCCGCCGATCTGGGCGCACCGCTCGGCGTCCACCCGCGCGTTCATCTCGAGCTTGGTGAGCCCCGGGAACATCTGCTCGATCATGGCGCGGAACCACTGGGGCTTGGCCGAGTGCGCCCCCTTCATCTCGCGGTGCACGCTGTCGGGCTTGGCTTCCATGCCGGGCGCCAGGCCGCCGCCCTTGGTGGCGAGCAGCAGGAGCTCGTGGCGGTTGCGGTTCCAATACCCGGTGCCGGCCGCCTCCTTGTCCCACACGAAGTGGCTCTTGTAGGCGAACCCCCACGCCTCGATCACCGCCATCGCCTGGGCGAGGTGCGGCACGGTGGCCCACACGAACAGCGCCGCGTCGTCGTGCGCCAGCGCCGCCACCGGCAGCGCCTTGATGGCGTCCAGGCTCATCGTCGGGTAATGGTTGGCCGCCGCCTTGTCGTAGCCCTTGTCGCTGATCACGTCGTGGTGCCACGCCGGGTCGGCCAGGATCACCGCATAGCGCCGCCCGCCGCGCACCGCGTCGCCGAGCGGCACGGCGCCCCGCGCGGCCGCCTCGGCGACCCGCAGCCGGTGCGTGCGCCGGTCGCCCGCCACCAGCCGCTGCGCGTCCTTGCGCTCCATGTCGGGGCGGATGGCGCCGGATTGCAGCGCCGCCTCGAACGCCGCGTCGTCGAGCCGGGTGAGCTCGTAGAGCGTCGATCCCGCCGTCGGCAAAAGCGACACGCGTGTCGCATTCGTGAGCCGCGCGTCCTTGGCCACCGCCATCAGCCGCTGCGCGGTGCGCGCCACGAACGGCAGGTCGCCCGCGATCATCGCCAGGAACTGCCCGTGCGGCAGCTCGGCCTTGGCCGCCACCAGCACGCGCCCGGTCTCGAACACCGCTTCGCGCGCCCCGGCCCAAGCGTCGGCGATCTGCGCGGCGTATTCGGCGCGGGTCGTCATACTCTACGCCGGCACGTGTCGCACATGCGGTGCCCGGCCCCGGTGCTGATGAATTCGGTGCGGCACGACAGGCACAGCCGCCGCTTGACGGCCTGGCGCGAGGCGACCGGCGCGGCGCTGTGCATCCCGCCGCCGTGGCCGAGCGCGGCGGCGCTCTCGCGGATGGTCGCAGCGCAGACCGCGCCAGGCCCCCCCCCGTGCGTCTTGACGGTGCGCTTGAGCACGGCGAGCGCGACGTCGCCACCGAACTTCTCGACCAGGCGGCGGATGGTGCCGACCGCCAGCGTCTCGCCGGGCTTGAGGTTGTTGGCCGGAACGGGGTAGCGGCAGATGGCGACACCGGCCGCCTTGCACGCGCGGTCGATCGCCTTCGCCGTCTTCTCGCCGGCCGCCAGCATGGCGTGGTGGATATGCAGCGGCGTCACCGCGACGCGGTCGCGGTTGATGGCGACGAAGTCGGCGGCGGCCGCGGCGATCGTACCGTGCGGCAGCTCGATCGCCGGCACGCGGGCGATGCCCAGCTGACGCGCCGCCTCGACCCGGTGCTGGCCGTCGACGACCTGCCAGCCCGCCTTGCTGCGCACCACCAGCACGGCACCGAAGCGCGGCCAGCGGAACGTCGCCACAATCTTGGCAATGAGATGACGCGACCGGGTCGAGCCGGTGTCGCGCTGGTATTTGCCCTCGACCGACAGTTTGGACACCGCCAGCCAGGCGAGCGCGGGCTTGGGCCCGAAGTCGCCCATCAGTGCATGTCCTTCTTCGCGCTCTCGCGTGCGCGCGCGAGAGGCGGGCGGCTTTCTTCGAGCGGATCGGGGTCGGGGATCACGCCGTCGGCGTCGGCCTGGCGCCGAGCTTCCTCGGCTTCGATCGCGGCCCAGTACAGATCGTAGATCTGCTGGCCTTCCTTGAGCGCCGCCGGCTCCAGGGCGCGGTCGCGCACCACCGCCTTGACGATCTTGGGCACGAACCCGGCGACCTTGGACGCCTTGTAGATCTCCGACTTCTGGCCGTTGAGCGCGGCGATCTCGTCCTCCAGCCGCTCGATCTCGAGCACGAAATCGGTGAGCTTGGTGGCGGCCAGGGAGGCGGTGCCATGGCCGCCGGGTGTGCGCTTGGGCATCAGCGTCGCCCTCCCTCGTCGCGGTCCGGTGTCACGGCGGCGCGCGCCGGCAGACTGCGCGGCGCGGTCTTGTGGCCGTTGAGCCAGTGCTGCGCGAGCTCGACGTCGGCGAACGGGCACGCGGCGCGGCTCTTGCCGGCGCGCGCCGCGTAGTAGCCGGCGAGCAGCGCGCAGCGCCGCGGCGGCATCAGCGGCTGGCCGCCCCGCTTGGCCTGCGCCACCCAATAGATTTCCGACAGCGTCGCGCCACGCTCCCACTGCGGCGTCTCGGCGGCATCCTTGATGAGCTGCACGAGGGGGGCCTGGCCTCCGAAGCCTTGGCGAAGGGGGTTCATGGCACCGCCGCCAGGCCAAGCCCGAGCGCCAGCAGCGCGAAGCCGCCGAGCAGCGCCAGCACCAGGCCGGCGTCGGCGCCGAGCCGGCGCAGCCGCAGGCGGCGGAGATAGCGCGGCGCGCCGCTACGCATCGCGCACCGTCTGGCGCCCCGCCCCACGACTTCCGCGCGCGCCGCCGTTTACCTTTTCGCGCCCGCCGGGTGTTAGGATGCGGCCATGCGCCCGCGCATCGCGCTCCTGGTCGCGTACCTGGCCCGCGTTCTCCCCGCCGTCCTGCGGGCGCTTCCGATGGCTCTTGCCGCGGCCTTCGCCGTCGCCACCGCGCTCGGCCTGTGGCTGCTCATCCTGGCGCGCGTCTACTGGGGGCCGCTCTAGATAGAAATCGTTGGGGCTCAGCGCGTCCCCGGTGAAAGCGACGATGCGCGCCATTTCGTCCGGGCGCGGCACGTGGCCGTTCTCGCAGGTCGACCACAGCTGCTGCGACACCTTGGCACCCTTGGCCGCGGCACGCTGGCTGAGCCCCCGGTCGCGCCGCCACCGCGTGAGCGGGTGATCGACCGCCGACGCGTTGCTGGTCCGCCCGGCGGCGGGCTTTCCGTCCGATTTACCACGTGCGCTGGTCAATATCCTGGGCCTCATTTGCGAATCGCCCCAACCTGTGGTGTAGCGAATTACTACGATTTGTAGTAATCTGTCAACTGGCCATGCTCACCGAGCCTACATCTTGGCTAGAGACGACAGCCCCCGACATGGCGCATCTGTTGCCCATGCGCGGCCGACCGCCCCGGACCCCGGCGAAATCCTCCAACCGCATCCGCGTGCTGCGCGAACGCGCCGGCCTCACTCAGGACCAGCTCGCCGAGCGGGTCGGCGGCATGTCCGGCGCCACCATCGGCCACCTGGAGACCGGGCGGCGCCAGCTCAAGGAGCGCCAGATCGAGATCATCGCCAAGGCGCTCGACGTGCCGGCGCGCGCGCTGCTGCCGGGCGACGACGACACGCCCGACGAAACGACCGACGCCGCACCGTTCGACCGCGCGCTGCTGGCCGACGCCGTGCGCCAGATCCATCCGTTCCTCGACCGCGCCGTGCTCGCCGACCCGGACGAGCTGTCGCAGGCGATCCTCGACATCTACGACCAGATGGTGGAGCGCGCGCGCGCCCAGGCGCGCATCGACCGGCGTCCGATCCGGGTAACCTTGGGTGGAAATATCCTGGAGCTGCGCCGCCGCCGCGTGGCGTGAGCGGCCGGCGGCCACCAGGGGAATCCCGAGCGGTTCGCGTTATCCACAGGAAATATGTGTGATCGCCGCGCGTGTGCTGGACTTTGCCCGCGGGGGCGTGAGAGCATATCACAAGACCGTAATCCAATAAGGCTGCTGGCAAGAGTGTACGGCCCCCTTGACAGGAGGAGCCTACCGTGGAACGCCCGCCCAGACCCCGCCTCGCCGCCGCGGACCCGGAGTCGCCCTTCGCCGCCGGCGACGCCCGCCAGGTCCTGCTCGAGCAGTATCTCGCCCACCTCCTGGCCGAGGCCGCCGCCGTGCGCGCCGAGCTCGGCTGCGCCGCCGGCCACGTCCCGGGCTGGGTGCGCTCCGCCGCCGAGCAGCTGCGCCGCGCGCAAGCCCCGTCCACCCGCGCGGCGCGGATGATCGCCGCCCTCACCGCGGCGCGGCGCGCGCGCTAGTACGCGGCGCGCTACGTTTTGTCGGAATTCCCCCTTCCTATTGACTACAATATGTAGTAAAAGGGTCGCGCGAACGCCGTTCGCTCCGGTCGGGCCTTCCCTGATCCCCGACCCCGGAGCCCGGCCGCCGCCGCGGCGCCACGGGGTTCCGAACCCTCGAGTGGCCCGCGTCACCGGGGCCCGCCGTCGGTCCACCCCGGGGGCACCGGGGAGGATCTCCCGACACCCCTTCGCGACCGGCGGCGGGCCCCTCAGAGCTTCTTGGGGGGGCTTATGACCGATACCGCAACCATCGACCGATCCGCCGCAGCCGAGGCCGCGTACTCCGCCGAGACCGCCGCCGAGTTCAAATGGCGCGCCGACGTCATCGCCCGCGCGCGGGCCGCGCTGCTCGAGCGCCGCGGCCGGCTCGCCGCCGAGGCGGCGCGCGCCCGCGACCACGACGTCGAGCGCCTGGTGGTGCTGGACGAGATGATCGTCGGCGTCGACGCGCGCCTGGCCGAGCTCGACCACGCCGCGGAGCGGCGCGCCAGCTACCTCGCGCGCAACCGCCGCGCATGACCCGCCGCAACCCGAAGGAGACCCCGATGCCCGATTCGCACACCATCACCACCACCATCACCGGCGCCACCACCGTCATCGCGTGGGCCGCGCTCACCCCATCGCCGCTCAACTCGCGCCGCGCCTTCCCGGCCGACGCCATCGCCGAGCTCGCCCAGTCGATCGGCACCCACGGCCTGCTCCAGAACCTGGTGGTGCGCCGGATACCGGGGAGCCAGCCGGGGGCTGGGGGGGATGGCCCGGCCGGCGACATCAAATACGAGATCCTCGCCGGCGAGCGGCGCTGGCGCGCCGTCAAGCACCTGATCGACAGCGGCGCCGCCGACCCGGCCGACGGCCTGCCGGTCAACGTCGTCGACGCCGACGACCTGGCGGCGCTGGAGATCATTCTGATCGAGAACAGCCAGCGCACCGATCTCCACCCGCTCGAGGAGGGCGCCACCTATCTCGCCATCGCGGCGCGCGGCGGCGCGGCCGCCGACATCGCGGCCCGCATCGGCAAGACCACGCGCCACGTCGAGCTGCGCATCCAGATCGCCCGCGACCTGGTCCCCGAAGCCCAGGAGAAATTCCGGGCCGGCGAGATCATCCTGGCGCAGGCCCGCGCGCTCGCCGCCGCGCCGGCCGCGCGCCAGACCGCCATCCTCGAAAAGATGGCCAAGGAGACGTGGCGCGACTGGGACGCCGCCGACGTCAAGAACGCGCTCACCGACGGCCTGCCCCGCACCAGCTGGGCGCTGTTCGACCGGGCGCTCTACGACGGCGCCATCGTCGCCGACCCCGACGACCCCAAGGTCGAATACTTCGCCGACACGCGGCAGTTCACCAGGCTCAACATGAAGGTGGTCAACGCCCGCAAGGCCAAGCTGGAATCGCAGTGGGCCTGGGTGACCGTGACCCGCGGCTGGTTCGCGGCGTGGAACTACGACGAGTCCAAGGACAAGACCAAGGCCGGCGCGGTGCTGGCGATCTCCAAGGAGTGGAAGATCACCGTGCACGCCGGGCTGGTGAAGAAGGCGGGCCGCGGCACGGGCCGCGAGGGTAAGCCGAGCCCCGAAGCCGTGGCGGCCAAGAAGGCAGCCCCGCTGATCTCGGACGATCACTTCCACCACGCGGCGCGGCGCAAGGCCCACGCGCTGGAAACGGCGATCGCCAAGGACACCCGGCTGTGCAAGGCGCTGTTCGTCGTGGCGGTCGTGAACAGGAACGGCTACGCGCTCGGGCTGGAAGTCGGCGCGGCTTACGGCGCCCGACCCGCCCCGGCGGTCGCGGCGCTGCTCAAGCCGTGGCAGAGCGCCAAGCCGGTGGCCGCCACCCTCAAGGCGGTGCTGGCGCTGTCGCCGGCCAAGCTCGACGCGCTGTTCGGCGCGGCGATGGCGGCGAGCCTCGACTGGGACGACGACATCGGCGCGGCGCTCGCCGGCCTCGCCGGCGTCGCCGGCAAGGAGGCCGCGCACGGCCTGGCGCTCGCCGCGGCGGACCTCGACGGCCTGTCGCCGGCGGTGCTGGCCGTCGTCTACAAATCGGTCACCGGCTGGGAGCCGACGTCGATCAACAAGCTGCCGGCCGACATCCTGGCGCGCGCCAAAAAGGACTACGTGCTGCCGACGCTGCGCTTCGTCCCCCCCGCCGACGCGGTCAAGGCGCTCACCCCCAAGCCCGAGAAGCCCGCAGGCGAGGGCAAAGCAAACAAGGCCGAGAAGCCCGCAGGCGAGGCCAAAGCAAAAGCCGAGAAGCCCGCTGCCAAGAAGGCCGCACCCAAGAAGCCGGCGAAGAAAGCCCCGGCGAAAAAGATCGTCAAGCGCGGCGTCAAAAAGTGATCGCCGCGCGCGAGCTCGGGCGCGCCGCCGCCGAGGCGGCGCGCCTGCCCGGCGCCTGGGCCGTGATTGCCTTCGCGCTGTTGCTGGCGGCCGTGTCGTGCGATGCCCGCGCCGACACGATCCGTCCCGCCCCCACCGGCGCCGAGGACGCGCTCGCCGCCGACATCGCGCGCCTCAATGAATCGCTGCACCCGTCGCTGGCCGTCACCGTGTGCCACCGCGCGCGCGGGCCCAGGGTGTGCTTCACCCTGCACGACCTGGCGGCCCGCGTGATGGTGCTGGGCTCGATCGAGATCGAGCAGGCGCTCGCCGACGAGCTGCGCCGCAAGGCCGGCCTGGCGCAGTCCATCACCGGCCCGCTGCGGCCGGGGAGGAAGCCGGCCCACCTGGCGCCGGGCTCGTGATGGTGAAGCCCACGCTCCCCACGCCACGCCCGCCCCTGCCGGCGGCCGCACCCATCGACCCCCCCACAGACCCCGGGCTGGCGCTGGAACTCATCGCCCGCGCCCTGGCGCGCGCCACCTGGCGGCGGATGCACGAAGCCGTTGCGCGCGAATCGGAACGGAGTCAGAGTGCGAGAAAATGAACGCAGAATCAAAGCCTACAATCGACCTGTGCGTACCCGCTGAAATTGAATCCATCGGCGGGTTGCTTGACGTAACCGCTCTTTGCCAAGAGACCGGCATCTACTTCTTGGCCCGGGCCGGCCGCGTCATTTATGTTGGGCAGACGAAGCATCTTCTCATTAGGATTAATCAACATCGCCGCAGGATGAAGTTTGAACAGGTATTTTTTTTCCACTGCGACGCCAAAGAGATGGACGAACTCGAAGGTGCTTTGATCAAGTATCTGGCGCCGAGTCTGAATCACTCCCATCGAAGTGGAAACAAACGGGCGCCGCAAGTGAAGGAGGAAAGAGCAGCACAAATTCTCGACCTCCTATTTGCTCAGATTGCGACCCCAGAAGAGCAGCCCGACCCTCCGGATGCATTGCCAGACAGACTCAACCGTAAGGCTGCGGCGACATTTCTGACGTCCAAGGGCTATCCGATCATGCACACTACTTTGGCAAAATTGGCCTGCATTGGCGGCGGCCCCCACTACGCGCGCTTCCTTGGCCGCGCGATGTACAAGCGGGACGAGCTGTTGGCTTGGGCGCATGGACGAATTGTTGAGCCTATCGTCGCACCGGAACGGAGTCAGGCTCATCGCCGCTGACATGCGCTGCGCAGAATGACCACCGCCCGAGACGTGCCGACCCAGACGCCCGGTTGGCCGACCCCGCCAATCCCCAACCGGGCTGCGTTATATTTGCGCTATTCCGACGACCTGCAGAACCCGCGCTCGATCGCCGACCAGGAGCGCGAGTGCCGGGCGTTCGCGGCCGCCCGCGGGCTCGTCGTCGCGGCGGTGTTTTCGGACGCCGCGATCTCCGGCGCCGACACCGGGCGCCCCGGCTACCAGGCGATGCTGGCCGCGGCGCGGGCCGGCGGCTTCGCGGTGCTGGTGGCCGAGGCGCTCAACCGCATCGGCCGCAACCTCGCCGAGCAGGCGGCGATGTATCAGCGCATGACGTTCTACGGCGCCCGCATCGTCACCATCGCCGAGGGCGAGATCGGCCTGGTGCACGTCGGCCTCAAGGGCACCATGAACGAGCTGCAGCTGGTCGACATGAAGCTGCAGGTGCGGCGCGGCCAGCGCGGCAACGTCGAGACCGGGCGCGCCGCCGGCGGCCTCGGCTACGGCTACCGCGTGGTGCGCCGCCTCGATGCCAGGGGCGAGCTCGAGCGCGGCCTGCGCGAGATCGACCCCGCCCAGGCCGCCGTGGTGCTGCGCATCTTCCGGGCCTACGACGCCGGCCAATCGGCCAAGCGGATCGCCATCGCGCTCAATAGGGACGGCATCCTGTCGCCGCGCGCCGCGCGCGAGGGTAAGCTGAGCCCCGCGCGCGAGGGCCACTCCGGCAAAAATACGGCGAGCCGCGAAGACACCGGCCGCGGACCCCTGTGGCAGCCGTCCACCATCTCCGGCCACGCGGCGCGCGGCTTCGGCATCCTGGTCAACGAGATCTACGCCGGCGTGCGCATCTACAACCGCACGCGGCAGGAGCGCGACCCGGACAGCGGCCGCTACGTCGAGCGGGTCAACCCCGCCGATCAATGGGTGCGCGTGGCCGCGCCCGAGCTCGCCATCGTGCCGCCCGATCTGTGGGCCCGGGTCCAGGCGCGCCGCCTTGCGTTGGGCCGCGCACCCCTGGCCACGCGCCGCGGGCCCAAGCACCTGCTGTCGGCGCTGGTGCGCTGCGGCGCCTGCGGCGGCGCGATGACCGTCTACACGACCGACCGCCTGGCGTGCGCCGCGCGCCGGGTCGGCGGCTGCGCCAACCCGCGCACGCTCACCCTGTCGCGCCTGACGCGGCGCGTGCTCGACGGCCTGACCACCCGGCTGCTGGCCGACCCGGCGCCGCTCCGCGCCTTCGTCGACGAATGGCGGTCGCTCGAGGCCGCGGCCGAGGCCGCCCGCGCCGCCGCGTCGCGGCGCGCCGCCCCGGAGCGCACCGACGTCGGCCGCCGCATCGGCCGCCTCACCGCCGCGATCGCCGCGGCCGGCCACTCGCCGGCGCTCCTGGCCGAGCTCGCCGCGCTCGAGCAGCGCCTGGCGGAGATCGCACCACACAGCGAGGAGCCCGCAGCCGAGCGCAATAAAAGGAGTAAGGTGATCCGCCTCCCCCACGACCCCGCCCGGCTCTACCGCCAGGCCGTCGCCGATCTCGCCGGCCGGCTCGGCGACGCCGCCGCGCGCCCGGCCGCCCAGGCCGGCCTGCGGATGCTGATCGAGCGCATCGAGGTCGCGCCGGCGCCGGCCAGGACCGTCACCTTGCACGCCCGCGCGGCGGCCGTCTTCGCGCTGGCCACCGGCCTCGCCGCCCCGGAAATGTTGGTATCGCTGGCGTCCCCAGGGGGACGCCCGTCGTGCCAACCGTTTCCGGCGCTGGCGATCGCCGTCTAGGCGGCGGCCGTGGAGCTCGGCACACCCGCGCTGATCTTCGCCGCGCTGATGCGGCTGTTCGTCTACACCCCGGACCTCGCCGAGCACGGCGTCGCCGACGACCGGCGCAGCCACGCGAACGCCGTTCGCGCCGGCGTGCCGTTCAGGGACGACTGCGACGGCTTCGCGCTGACCGCCGTCGAGCTCGCCCGCGCCGCCGGCCTGCCGGCCTGGACGCTGACGGTCGCGCTTCCCGCCGTGGCTTCGGCGCCCGGCGCCGCGGGATCGGAGCGCCACATGATCGCCGTCGTCGTCGAGCGCGGCGCCGCCTGGGCGATCGACAACCGCTACCCCGCGCCGCGGCCGCTGCGCCAGGCGCTCGCCGGCAGCGGCTACCGGATCGCCACGGCGCTCCGGCCATGAGGCACGCCTGGCCATGAGACACGCGTGGAAACCCCTCGCCGTCCTGAGCGCGCTGGCGCTGTGGGCGTGGATCCTCGCCGCCATTTACTGGGGCTGAGCTCCAGCGAGGTTGGCGAGCGGCCGGAAAATTGCCGACAAAAAAACCCGGCCTCTTGCGGGGCCGGGTCAAGGTTCAACAGGGAGTGCACGGATTCAGCGCGGTAAGCGCGCGCCGGAGAACACAAGCATTCAGCGCGGTAAGCGCGCGCCGGAGAATACAAGCATTCAGCGCGGTTGGCGCGCGCCGAAGAACACAAGCGGCTGGCGCGCGGCCAAGCCTAACCGCCGCCGATGAATCTCTTCGCCATGCCGATGAGGCCGCCGCTGCCGGCGACGCCGGCCGCCGCGGTGCCGTCGCGCTTCTCCACGGTTCTGAGCGTGCTCATCCCGAGCATGGCGAACACCAGGCCGATCAGGTCGGCGACGCCGAGATCCGGCCGGTCGAGCAGCCGGCCGGACTGGATGACCTGCCACGCCCACAGCGCGGTCGCGGTGAGCACGTAGGGCACGTAATAGGTGAACAGCGCGATGGCGCAGGTCCAGCCGATCGCCGGCCGCCAGCCGGCGACGAACACCGAGCCGTGCGCCGCCTCGGCCTTGTTGACCTGCTGCTGGCCGGCATCGAGCCCGACCAGCGCCATGTTGAGCGCGTGCGCCGCCTCGGCGCGCTTGTTGGGGTCGTCGATGAACTTGTCGAGGACCTTGAGCCCCGCCGCGATCGCGTCGTCGATGCCGAACATGTCAGGCCTCCTTGGGGTCGAATTCGATGTGAATGTGGTCGGCCTCGAGGATCACGTCGTAATCCGGTCCGAGCGCGCGTTTCAGTTCGCGGAGCGCGTGTTCCTTGTCGGCCGCCGTCTTGAGCGCCCAGGTGCGGATGTCGAAGGCGAGGCCCTCGTAGTGCAGCGAGCCCTGCCGGTGCTTGCCGTCGTTGACCGACGTGACGACGAACTCGCCCCACGTCTCCATGATCGGCTCGGCGAGCGCCATCGCGCGGAGGATCGGGGCCTTCGCGCCGTCGACGTCGACCGAGGCATCCTTCAATCTCACAGGTGCCCCTTGATCCAGGCGATGGCGCCGAGCACGCCGAGCGCGCCGAGCGCCATCATCGTCATCTTGGTGAACTGCGCGCCGGCGCCTTCCCAGAACCGCTCGCGCCGCTTGCGGCCGGTGCGCACGAAGGCAAAATCCTTCTGCGCCTCGATCTTGGCGTCCGCGGTGGAGACGTCGAGCCCCAGGTTGGCGAAGGTGTGGCGCACGGTCTCGGGAACGGCTTCCTGCACCGTGGCGCTCACCACCTCGGCGATGATCTCCTTGAGCCGGTCGGGATCGCGGCGCTCGGCCATCAGCCGTCCCCCTTCAATGCCGCGCATACCAGTTTCCGGTCGACGACGCAGGCATACGCCCGGCGCTTCGGGTCGGCGGTGAGATAGACCGCCTTGGAGCCCGCCGGCAGGCTGGTGCCGCTCGGCACGTGCAATACGCTTCCGTCCGGCCGGCGCACCAAATCTCCGGGTTGGGCGGGCTGGCAATGCGATGTGCCGCAGCAGCCGGCGCGATGGCCGTTCGAGTCCGGATCCCGCTTGTAGCGGTCGTCGTCCATGATCCAGGCATGGGGCTCCAGGGACTGCGCCCGCGCGCCCGCCGCCCAGATCACCAGGAAGGCGGCTGCGACCGCGGCCAGGACGATCGCCAGCTTTCTGTTCATCACGCGCACCCTTCGCCGCGGAAGCCGAGCAGCCGCGACAGCTTGCAATATTCGAACATCTCGGCGGTTGTCAGCGCGCGTTGCTTGCGCGTCTGCTCCAGCACCTGCCAGCGGATCAGCTGGACGCCCTGAGAGGTTGCGGCGATCTCAACCTTCAATTCGTCGATCTCGCGCGACAGAACGGGGCGCAGGCCGAACCAATCCAGCGCGACCAGACACGCGACGAGCGCGCCGGGGATGCCGAGATAGGTGATCCACTTGTTCATCGCTCAGCTCCCCAGGCTCGACGCTTCGGGCGACGGCCCGTCGTGCTGTTCGTCTTGACGCTATGACGCATTAAACCGGCCCCCACGAGGCGGCCACGAATGCCTCATCCGTGCTGGTGCCGCTTTGCGTTGCTCCGATGGCAAGCGCGGTTTGCTCGGCGGCAAATGCCTTCGAGGCGCCGCTATGGCTGCCGACCGTGGTCTCGATCACCTCATCGAAATCCTCATCCAACTCGGCCCACGTATGGGTTCGATCGGTCGATCCGTTCGTGAAAACCACGGCGACCGCGGCACCATTCGCGGGGACATCGATGCCGCCTACCGGCACGGACGGATTCGCTACCGAAGTCGCGGTAGCGCTCGCCGCCGCAGCCGCGTTGCCGAGTACCGTGACGCCGACACCGCAGCGACCCTTGGTCCCGGTCCAAGTCACCACAACGTCAACGCTGGACCCCCCGGCGTAATCGTTGAGTTGCCAAATCCCGGCGACAGCCTCGTTATCCGCAACGGAAATAACCTCCGTCGTGGCCGCCCCGCCAACCGTGATCCCGCTTACGGTAAAAGTGCCGCCGCCGCCGCCAGTCACCGAGACCACCACCTTGCCGGCCGCGATGCTCGCGAACGTGCGCGTGTAGACCGTGCGGTTGACCGCATCGACCTGGGAGCTGTTGAAGGCGACCGTGGCGGCGCCGCCGCCCGCCGCCGACACATCCTCGTCGTCCTCGAGCTCGAGCATGATCTTGTTTCCTGCGCGGCCGCCAACCGGGCTGTTTCGCTGTTTCCCTGCGCGCGGGCCAACCGCGCTGCTTCGCTCCGCGCGAAGCGCACGGCGCGGGACGCGAGGGTTGGTGTGGCGGCTCGAGTCCCGCGCCGACGATTAAGCGTCGTTCGCGGAATCGAGATAGATCAGCACCTGCAGGCCGACGAAGTTGGCCGGGCCGGCGAGGTTGTCGGCGGCGTCGGCGAACAGCCGGGTGAGGCGGAAGACGAGCGTGTCGATGTCGACCGGCGAGCCCGCCGGCAGCACCACAGCGAAGGCGGCCTGGCGGTAGATGCCGGTGCCGCCGGCGTCGGTGCAGGTGACCGCGGCGCTCCAGGGCGAATCCAAGGCGTCGCCGTCGCCCTGGCCCTGGACCTCGATCTGCCACACGACTTCGTTCGGCGAGCCGCCGGTGTCCTCGAACCACTTGAGCGTGCCGTAGATCATCGCCGACGCGTCGGCCGACGGCGGCAGGTCGATCATCGTCTGGGCATACTGCTGGTCGGCCGGCGAGCCGCCCTCGGCGGCGAACGCCAGATACGGCGTCATCTTGCGGTAGGTGGCGCTCTCGTGCCACGCCAGCGCGGCGCAGCCGTTGGTGGTCTGCGGCTTCCACGAGGGTGCCCGGCGGTTGACCGCGCGGTAGCCCTGCTTGAGGAAGCCCGACAGCACGTTCGGCCGGAGATCGTCGATCAGGGTGTCGTCGATCGCCGTGGTCGCCACGGCGAGCCGGATGCGCGCTAATGGTATTTTCCCTGCGGGTATGGCGGGATCGGCCGGGCTGGCCGCCTCGGTCCCCGTCACGATGGCGACCGCGCCGGTGAGCTGGTCGATGTACACGATGTCGCGGCGCGGGTTGGCGGCGGGCGCCACCATGGCGGCCGTGGTCTGCGCCGCCACCGTGGCGCGCGCCCCGGTCGCGATATTGAGGATGGTTCCCGCCCGCACCTGCACCGTCATGTCTGGCGCCGGCGAGCCGCTCACCGTCTCGTTGACCGCGAACCCCGCGCCGACGACAGACATGGCGTCGATCGAGTTGTCGATCGCCGTCTTGTACGCGGTGCCGGTGTCGGCCTCGAAGTCCGGCTGGTCGAACGTGCCGGTGCCGGGTCCAGAATCAGCCATTTTGTTTCCTCGTCATGGCCGGACTTGATCCGGCCATCCATCTTGTTGCCCCCCTCCCTGCCCTCCCCCTGGACGGGGGAGGGTTGGGGTGGGGGTGAAGGGGTGAATCGGCTAAACCCCGCGCGCGAAGTAGTCCACGCTGGAATCGGCGAGGTCGATGCCCAAGGTCACGTTGGGCGGGTTGACGAACTCGGTGGCGAACGTGACCGCCTCGGTGTCGATCAGGTCGCCGGCGCCGTCGTAGATCTTGATCGTGAAGCCGGTGCCGGCGACGTCCTCCTTGAACGCGAACAGCGGCACGGTGGGCGAGCCGGCGGTGAAGGCGACGGTGCCCTTTTCATTGCGCTCCTCGGCGTCGACGGTGAACGAAAAGCTGTCCAGCCGGGTGACCCCGACGGCGGTGTCCGACACGACGCGGCCCTTGACGAAGCGCGCGGCGGCCTGGCCGACGCTCCACGCCTGGTAGCCGTCGTAGTCCCCGCCGGCGGCGCGGGTGTCGACCTGCAGCGCGGCCGATTCGTCGCCGGTCGCGCCGGGGCCCAGTGCCGCGACCACGTCGCCCCATACCCGCGCCTCGGCGTCGACCCCGATGTCGATCTCCGGCGTCTCGTAGACTGCCGCGGCGACCGGGTCGGCGACGTAGCTGTCGAACACCGCGAAGTCGGCGGCGTCGGCGAACGAGGCGGAGTCGGGATTGAGATGGCCGGTGCGCGGGTTGCGCACGAAGCCCATGATGCGCACCGGGCTGCGCGGGGTCGGCGAATAGCAGATCGCGCGGCAAGTGCCGCCCGGCAAGGTCTCGGGATCGGCGAGCTGCTGCCAGTCCGACACCCGGTAAAACGCCACGAACGGCGTCGTTTCCAGCGCAACCGCAAGCTGCGCGCCATCCGGGCTGAAACGCACCCGGTGCGCCGTCGCGGGCGGCGCGAGGGTCTCGCTGACCGTCCAGCCCGCGGTCGCGACGACGGTGACCCGCGCCATGTTCTGCCCGATCGCCAGCGTGGCGCTGTCCGGGCTGAACGCGAGGCCGTTGACGTTGGTCGAGGCGGCGGCGAGCGCGATGTCCGCCGCCACCGACCAGTCCGCTGTCGCATAGACCTTGACCGCGCCGACGTAGCCGACCGCGAGCCACACACCGTCGGGCGAGAACGCGAGATCGCCCGACGCTGTCGGCGGCAGGCTGGCCGGGTCCGCGCGCGTCGCCAGCGTCGAGCCGGTCAGCTCGTAGAGGCGGATATAGGGCGTCGTGTTGATCGCCGCGGCGATCAGATAATCCGCCGGCGAGCCCACCGCCGTCGGGGCGAACTTTACGTTGGACAGGCTGTCCGTCGCGAGGCTGGTCAGCACCGACCAGTCCGCCGTGTCGTAAACGACGAGGTCGTCGCCCACAGTGCCGCACCCGGCCGCCAGCCGCCGTGAATCGGGGGAGAACGAAACCCGCACCGCGGCACTCGGCAGCGTCGCCGGATCGGCGAGCTTGGTCCACGCGCCGCTCGTCTCGTAGATCGTGACGAACGGGCTTGCCGCGTGGCCGAAGGCGACCAAGGCGCCGTCGGGCGACCAGTCGGCCGAAATCGCGTTGCCCGGCAGATCGGCGACGACGCCGGTGCCCGCTGTCAGGGAGGCCGCCCCGTAGCGGCTGATTTTCGGCGAGGCCTCCTGGAGCCCCAGCGCGACGATGTACTGATCGTGCCCGCGCCACAGCGGCGCCTGCTCCCGGGTGTCGATCACCGTGTTGGCGTTGGCGATGGTGAGCGAGCGCGTCGCCGCGGCGGCGGAATAGTTGCCCGACGTGTCGCGCGCCTTGATGGCGAAGGTCCAGGGCGACACCGCGGTGTCGCCGTGGCGCACCACCGACGGCGGCACCGCGGCCGAGGTGACCTGGGTGCCGCGGGTGACCGAGGTGAGCAGCGTGCCCGGCGCGAAGGTGGCGGTCCAGTCGTCCCACGGCGTGGCGGACGAACCGTAGCGGATCTCGTAGCCGGCCAGATCCGCGTCGCCGACCTGGTCCCAGCGGAACACCACCACGTTGCCGTTCTGCTGCACCGCGAACCCGGTCACGTCCTCGGGCAGCGCGGTCTTGCCGATCACCGTGTGGCCCTGCGGGCTGCCCGCCACCTCGAGCGGATCGGAGCGCTTGCCGATCTGGTTGATCGCAAACACGCGCACCTCGTAGACGGCGCCGTCTTCCACGTCCCACACGTAGCCGAAATAGGCGTCGGGCGAGCCGCCCTCCGCGGCGATCGCGGCGAGCTTGGTCCACGCCCCGGCGCCCTTCCTGTACTGCACCTCGTAGCTGTCGACGAACGGGTCCGGGGATCCCGTGAAGTCGAAGCGGATGCGCGACACCACCGTGCCGTCGTCCTTGAGGAACAGGGTCGAGGTGCCGGACGTGAGCGCGAGCGCGGAGGGCGGCTCGACGGTGAAGGCCGACGGCAGGTTGGTGTTGGGCGCCGGGTCGACCGTGGTCTCGTCGGCGGCCGCGGTGAAGTCGTAGACCGTGCTGGCGGTCTCGCGAAGCGTGAGCTCGACCACCAGGATCGGGCCGCCGGCGGAGTCGGTGTCGGCGCCGAAGCGCAGGCTTTCGACCAGGAACGCCTTGGCCGACCAGCCCATGCGGGTGTTGGTGAGCGCCACCGTGTCGCCGGCCTGGACCCTGAGCGCCGCCAGGTTGAAGCGCGCCTCGACGGCGATCTGCTGGCGGTGCTCCCTGAGCAGGATGCGCGCCAGGCGCTGCGCCGTCTGGGCGCGCCGGGTGAACGGCAGGTCGTAGTCGAGGAAGATCTCCTCGCCGCTGTCCTCGGTCACGAACGCATCGTCTTGCTGCACCGGATAGTCGGTCGGCTGGCCGGCGTTGGCGGGCGACACGAAGATGCCCTTGACCGCGTTGAAGCGCTCGCGCCGGCCGAGCTTGGTGGTGACCCGGATGCCGCCGTGCAGGTCGTCCTCGTCCAAGGTGATGGTGGGCGCGGTGTAGGCGCCGGCGAGGATGCGCCACGCGCCGCCGGCGAAGATCAGCTTGCCGGCGAAGCTGGTCAGCATGTCGGCGATGATGTCGCGCGGCGCGCGGTCGGCCTCGATGACGCCGCCCAGCGAGTAGCGCGGCTCGGCGGTCTTGAGGATGCAGCCGGTGCCGGTGCCGGCCGTCGTGATGTCGATGGCGGCGCCGGCGATCGCGGCGGTGAAGCTGGCGGCGAGCTGGATGCGCGGATCGCACTGCGGCGCCGCGCTCGTGGCCTTGAAGGCGTCGATCAGTCCGGCCGCCTCGGCGGTGGCGAAGTCGCCGGCGAGCGACGGGCTGCCCAACGTGACGGCGGTCTTGGCGGCGGTGAAATAGCCCTGCGGCCGCTTGACGATCACGTAATAATCGGTGGCGGCCGCCAGGCCGGCCGGCATCTCGCCGACCCACGCGACCCTGACGCGGTCGCCGGTCTGCAGCCGCAGATACGGCGCGCTTTCGGCGGTCGCCAGATCGATCGTGTCGTCGGCGGCCGACACCGCCACCGTGAGGTGGCCCTGCGGCACGACGGCGACGAACTCGTCGCACACGTCGGCCGCCGTGGCGACCTGGGCCGCGCTGAGCTCGACGTCGGTGAGCCCGAGGCCGTAGGTCGCGTCCTTGAGGTAGTGCGCCAGCGCCAGCACCGGGTTGGCGGACCAGGTCGCGGCGCCGGTGCCGCGCGGGTCGTCCGTCGCCATGCCCTTGACGTCGGCCGAGATGTTCGGGATGCCGGTCTCGAACTTGTCGCGGTCGTAGGTCAGCCGCACGTAGAGGTAGGCGCGGCCGCGGCCGCGGTAATCCTCGGTGGCCGAGGTCTCGGCGACGAGGTCGGCGTCGGCAACCTGGCCGGCGGTGCCGAGATGCTTCTTGATGCGCACCTTGCCGGCGAAGCGGCCGGCGGTGACCTCGCCCGCGCCGTCGATCTGGTCGCTATAGACCGGCACGTCGTGCAGGTAGACGGTGCCGATCTCGGCGACCTCGTGGGCGGCCAGCACCACCACCAGGTGGAGCTTGGCGTTGGAGTTGGTGGTCTCGGCGAACACCAGCGGGCCCGAGATGCGCGCCTCGCCGAACACCAGGCGGTGCGGCGTGACCGCCTGGCGGATCTGCTGGGTGTGGCCCTCGGCGTAGGATTCGAAGCTGGCGAAGTTGGGCATCTTCGGCTTCGGCGCCATCATCGAGGTGACGACGCTGAGCGCGAACGAGCCGAGCCCGATCAGGGTCGCCGACATCGCGACCGAGAGCCCGAAGACCACCGTCCCCGTCGCTGCCGCGAGCCCGGCGGAAAAGGCGGCCGCGAGCGCGGCGGCGGCGAACTTAGCCATTTTTATCGGCCTTGCACGTCAGCCGCCACACCAACCCTGCCGTGCAAGGCCGTACCCTCCCCCCTTGCGGGGGAGGGCAGGGTGGGGGGAGACACGAGGCCGGGCGTCTGCACGCACCGATCCATGTCCCTGACCAGCAGCACGCCGCCTGGCGCGAATCCGTGCTTGGCGAGCAGGTTGACGTTCATCTGCTGGGCGCGATCGCCGACCCGGCCGAGCGGGGCGACAAAAGCGCAGCGAACGCCGTTCGCGTCGAACCAGGCGCTGGCCGCGGCGATCAGCGCGCGCCCGGCCGGCCCGCCCCGGAACGCCCGGCGGACGTAGTATTTGGCGATGTAGCCCTGCGCCTCGGTGCAGAAATCGCGCTGCGCCGCGGCCATTATGCAGCCGGCGAGCGCGCCGCCCGCGTCGGCCACCAGCAGCGCGTGCCCCGGGGCCGCCATATAGACGCCGAAGGTCGCCGTCGAAACCCGGGGGTCGTGCGTCCACCCCCAGTCGCTCTCCGCCGCGAACTCCGCCGCGATCGCCAGCAGCTGCGGCAGGTCCTTGGCCGTCGCGGCGCGGACGGAGACTGGACCGGCGCCCCCCCTCCCTGCCCTCCCCCTCGAGGGGGGAGGGTTGGGGTGGGGGTGAGCGACGCGCAGCGGCGCTACGCTTTCCATATGATTTCCCGGTTCTGCAGGGCGGCGACCTGGTCGAAGAAGGCGTCGCGCTCGGTGTCGGGGCTGCCGACGCCGGCCGGCCAGTCGATCGCCTGGTCCTCCGGCGTGTAGCGGCGCAGCCGCGGCCGCTCGAGGTCGACCAGCTTGTTCTCGACGCTCATGGTGATGGTCGAGGTGTCGCCGCGCTCGTCGATGGTCATCACGTCCATGCGGCCGGAGAACACCAGCACCGGGTCGGCGACGATGGCGCCGGCCGCGTCGAGCGCGCCCAGGTACACGTAGGCGGCGCGGCCCTGGTAGGCCTCGGACAAGGCGACGCTGAGCAGCGCCGACGGGATGCCGGACAGCGACATCTGCAGGCCGGCGGCGCGGATCTCGGCGGTCTCCTCGACCGACGAGAACGCCATCAGGTCGCCGATGCCGAGATAGTCGTCGCCGTCCCACGTCAACGTGCCGAGCCCGTCCCACACGAACAGCGGGTCGCTGTCGAACGCGAGGTGCACCAGCACGATCGGCCTGAGCTGCGCCGCCGTGATCTCGGCGATCATCCCGGCGGTGAGTGTGCGTGCCATCGATCAGAACTCCGCCCGGCCGGCGCCCCCCCACCCGGCCCACCCCCGCGGGGGGGGAGGGTTGGGGTGGGGGTGACAGGCGCCTGCGAGGTAAGCGAGCCAGCCCATCACAACGCCTCCTGCGCGCTGAACGAGAAGCCGTAGTTGACCGCCATGTCGACGTCGACGTCGCGCGCGTTGTCGGCGAGGCGGAAGACGCCCTTCGGCGCGCTCACCGTGATCGCGCTGCCGTCGGCGTAGGTGGCGCGCAAGGACGGCCAGATGTCGACCGCCGCGTCGCCCTGCGGCGAGCCGACGTTGCCGGCGACGTCGGCGGTCACCATGTGCAGCCGCGCCGTCGCGCCGGTGCCGAGCTGGATCCACCGCCCGGCCAGCCACACCCCGGCGATTTCCGGCAGCGCGCGCACGTTGAGCACCTCGGCCAGCACCGCGTTCGAGCCCGCCGTCACCGGCGTGCCGCCGCCGGCGCCGAGGCTCATGCCGGCCGGCGCCGGCATCAGGAAGGTGCCGCGCCGGCCCTTGAGCCGGGCGAAGAACGCCGCCCAGGCGCCCGCCTGGGCGGGCCGCATCGGCGGCAGCTCGACCTCGACCGACAGCCGCTTGCCGGTGAACTCGTGCACCTGCTGGGCCAGCGAGAAATCGGATTCGGTCGCGCCGACGACGTCGTACATCCGCCACCCCGTGGTGCGGAACCCCGGCGTGCTCGGCATGGACAATGGATAGGTGATGGTCATGAGGTCTCCGCGCGGCCAGCGCCCCCCCTCCCTCCCCTCCCCCGCGAGGGGGGAGGGTAAGAAGCCCCCTCCCCCTCGACGGAAGAGGGTCGGGGTGGGGGTGATAAGCGTGGGGGTGAATCAAACAATGCTCATCTTCCGCTCATCAAATTCTTAAATCTTCCGCCGCGCTTGGCGGCGTCGGCGGTGGCGTTGACGGCGCGGCGCTCGACGACACCAGGGCCGGCCAGCGCGTGCAGCGCGCGCTCGACGCGCGCCACGGCGCCCATGTCGGCGCCGCGCGCGTCGATGATGTAGGTATTGCCGCCGCCGCCGCGCTGCTGGCCCGGCGTCTCGACGGTGACCTTCTCGCCGGGGGTCGCCTTGAAGCTGACCCTCCTGGAATCGGTGCCGCCCGAGCCGCCGACGGTGAACGAGCCGCCGTCCGCGAACGCCGCGCCCGGCGCGCCGGCGGCCGCGAGGCCGAGGTTCTGGTTGTACAGCGCCATCGAGCTGGTGCCGAAGGTGGTGCCGAACATGCTTGCCGACGCGCCGGAGAAGAAGTCGCCGAGCCCGGCCAGGCCGACCGAGCCGATCAGCCCGCCCATGCCGGCCAGGGTCGGCGCGTTGCCGCCGAACAGCATGTTCTTGAGCGGGTTCATGATGGCGAGGCGCATGAACTCCTGGTGGATCTCCGACAAGACGCCGCGCATGACGCCCTTCCACGACACCGCGGCGCCCTCGCCCTGCACGAACATCTGGGTGACCGCCGCGCCGACGCGGTCGAACACCTGGTCGGCGAAGCGCGCCATCTCGGAATGCAAGGCGCGCGTCTTTTTCAGGCTGTCGTCCAGCGCGGCCAGCTCGAAGTCGCGGATGTCCTGGCGGCTTGCCATCTCGGCGGCGGCCGCGGCGGCGCGCGCCTCGGCGAGGCGGCGGTCGAGCTGCTCGAGCTGGACGGCGCGCTGCAGGTCGGCCTCGTCGGCGCGCTGGCGATCGGCGGCCGCCTTCTCGGCCGTCTTGGCGGCGGCCTCGCGGCTGGCGCCGAGGCCGGCGGGATTGCCGAGCTGGGCGCTGGCCGCGTCGAGCTCCGCCATCTGGCGGCGCTTTTGCGTCATCAGCTCCTCGACGCCGGCGAGCTCGGCGCGCGCCTCGGCGAGCTCGCGCGCGGGGAGGCCGCGGCCGTCGCCGATGCCGCGTTCCAGCGCGCTGCGGCGGCCCTCCAGCTTGTCGAGCTCGGCGTTGAGCGCGCGGTAGGCGGCGACGTTGCCGCCGATCGCCTGGCCGACCTCGCGGGCGAGGCTCGCCGACTGGCGCTCCTTGGCGGTGAGCAGAAGCTCGTTGGTCTTGGCGAAGGCGTCGTTGAACTCCGTCGCGGCATCGGCCGCCGTCTTGGTGTCGCGCGACATGCCGAGCATGCCGATGGCGACCGCGCCGGCGATCGACACGACGGCGCCGAGCACGGCGCCGATCGGCCCCAGGATCTGCAGCAGCTGCGAGCCCTGCTGGGTGAACGCGACGATCGGGTTGACGCCGCCGGCCAGCTGCACCGCGAAGTCGCCGATCTGGAAGCCGGCCTGCTGGATGGCGCCGCGGTAGCTGCGGAACACGGCGCCGGACGAGCCGAGCGCGCGGTCGGTCGCCGACAGCGCCGAGCCGATGCGCTGCGACGCCGCCACCGACGCGCGCTCGGCCTCGACCAGGGTGCCGGTGAGCCCGCGCGTGTCGGCGGCGATGCGGATCAGAAGTTGCTGGGATTCGGCCATATGCGCCTCCCCTCCCCCTCGACGGGGGAGGGTCAGGGTGGGGGTGAATCAAACTTATGTTTGGCGCCGCTCGCTAACCTCGCTGAGCGCGCGCATCCTGCTCGATCATCTCGAGCACGTCGTCGGCGCCGAGCGGGCCGCTGTCCTTGATCCCGTTCTTCTCGCGCCAGCCGGCCAGCGCGGCGGCGATCTCGACCGGCGTCGCCGCCCAGAAGGTGTCCGGGGGCCAGCCGATCACGCCGAGGGCGAGCTCGCGGAGCCGCCCCCAGCCGTAGGGTCCTCTTCGGCACCGCCTCCCCCATTCCCCGCGGCGGTACCGCCGACGCCCCCGCTGATCATGGCGTTGAGCAGCTGGGCGACGGCGCCGACCAGCTCGGCGGACGCGAAGAACCCGGCGGCGTGCAGCAGCTCGCCCATCCTAGCGTCCGCCACCTTGGCGCGGCCGCCGGCGCGCGCGGCGGCCGCGACGACGATGGCGGCGTCGGTGAGCTTGAGGCGGTCGTCGAAGAACGCGCGCGACAAGGCGAGGATGCCCTGGCCGGTGGCGGCCTCGATGGCGGCGATCGCGGCGAAGCTCGGGCGCAGGTTGAACTTGAGCCCGCCCAAGGTCACCGCCACGTCGCCGCGCTGCGGATTGGTCTCGGTCATGGTCTAAGGTCCTTCGGGGAAAGGGTCGACGAATGCCCCGCTCCAGCCGTCGATGATGCCGCCCACGGGGCCGGCAGTGCGCATCGCGAGGGGCTGGCGGGGTCGGCCTCGCGATGCGCCACTTCTATAACCCGCTCCACTGGGGCTGATCGGCGCTTTCGAGCGTGATCGAGTACATCTCGGCCTGGTCGTGCGCGCCGTCGACGCTGAACTCGGTCACCTGGAACAGGCCGGTGAAGGTGGCGAGCCCGGCGACCGTGATCTGGAACTCGGTGTTGGTGCCGTCGCGCAGCGCCTCCTCGACGAAGCCGATGCCGGCGTCGTCGATGAACACCCCGGCGCCGGAGAACGACAGCGACTTGATGCCGGCGCCGGCCAGCAGCTCGCGCCACTTGCTGGCCGAATCCTGGTTGGTGACGTCGACCGAGGTCTGGTTGAGCTTGATCGACTTGGTCCGGAACCCGCCGACGGCGACGAACTCGGTCGGCGAGACGTTGTCGGGATCGACGATCTTGAGCAGGAAGGACGAGCCTTTCTGGGCGGACATGGGCTTAGCTCCTTTGCAGTGCGACCGCCAAGGCGGCGGCGACTTGATCCACGGAAATCGATTGCATCACCCGCTTGCAGTGCGGGCAGGCGACCCGCATGCCGCAGGGGCTGTGCGGGTCGTCGGGATAGAGATTCGTCTGAAACTCGTATCCGGTCTGGCGCGGGCTCACGTAGCCGCCGAAGATCACCACGGCCGGAATGCCGAGCGCGGCGGCGGCGTGGTGCAGCGCGCCCTCGTGGCCGACGTAGGCCGCCGCGCCGGCGAGCACGACGAAGGCGTCGCGGATGGTGTCGGTGACCCGGTGCTGCACGCCGGCGAGCCCGCGCGTGCCCGGCGGCCCGAGCTGCAGGAAGCGGTTGGCGCCGAAATCGGTGACCAGCCGCTGCCAGTTGTCCCAGCCCCAGTCCTTGTTCGGCGACGCCGCCGCCTTGATCGTCGGCTCGACGACGATAAAGGGCGTCATCTTCGGGATGGCGGCGCGCTCGGCCGCGGACAGATAAATCTCGCCGGGCTCGGGTGGGGCGTCGCGCCACGCCCACTTGGTGCGCGTCGAATTCGCGTAGTCGATGTACGGCCGGTTGCCGGAGCGCTGCGCGAGGATCTGCACGCCGACGAGGTCGTAGACCTTCGCCATGTCGCCGGTGAAGCGCGGATTGTTGTCGAACACCGGCGAGGCGATCGGCTTGCTGTGCTTGTTGACATAGACGCACGGCCGAAGGTCGCCGGCCTCCTGCCGCCTGCGCGCCTCCGCCGTCGCCATGATGTCGTCGCCGTAACCCATTTGAAAAGCCCGTCATGGCCGGACTTGATCCGGCCATCCATCTTGTTGTTGGTGCTGATCCGAGCGCGGGTGCCGCGGCAAGACGCCCGCGCGGCCGACGTTGCGCGGTTTGCCGCGCACGGGCGCGATGGCAATCCCCGCGCGGGCTGCGTCTATTTCGGCGGCCGCATCAGGCGGTCCCCCGAATAGTTATCGGCCAGGGTCCAGCCGAGTTGCTCGAGGAACCTGGCCGCGGTGTGGCGCTGGCGGCCATAGACCTCGGCGTCGTTGCACTTCTGCTCGACGATCACCCACGGCCGGCAGCGCGCGAGCGTTTCGGCGCCGCCCTCCAGCACCTGGCGCTCGGTGCCCTCGACGTCGATCTTGATCAGGTCGACGTCGGCGAAGCCGAAGGAATCGAGCGTGACCATGTCGGCGTCGACGCGCGCGCCGGCGCGCTCGGCCACGTTGGTCACGCCGTCGAGCACGTGGGCGTGGCCGGTCACCGTTTCGGGCATCACCATCGTCACCCGGCCCGCGGCCGCGCCGAGCGCCACGCCGTGCAGGGGCGCGTTGGCGACGCCGGCCATGTTGTAGCGGAAGCACGCGAGGTGCAGCGGCACCGGCTCGAAGCACTCGACGACACCATAGAGCTTGACCAGGTGCATCGCCCACAGCCCGACCTGGGCGCCGACGTCGATGCAGCGCCGCCGGGGCTTGGCCGGCACGATCTCGGTCAGGAACTTGCGGATCTTGTGCAGCTGGTAGTGCCCGCGCCCGTCGACCAGGCCGTTGCGCCGGCCGTCGTCGCCGCGCGCCTTCGACTTGACCTCGATCTGCTCGACGAAGTGGCGCTCCGATTGCGGCAGCGCCAGGCCGCGGATCAGCTTCGCGTCGGGGGGGAGCGGCACGCCGAAGCGTGCCGGCGCGGTCATGTGGTTCATCGGGGGGGGGTCCTTGTTTGTCTGGCGCGCGCGCCAACCGCGCTGTTTCGCCGTGTGTTTCCGGCGCGCGGGCTTACCCCGCTGGGTCGCCTTCTGTTCGGCGCGCGGGCTTCCCCCGCTGGGTCGCCTTCTGTTCGGCGCGCGGGCTTACCCCGCTGGGTCGCCGTAGATGGATTTCAGGTCTTTCCAGCACGACCCGTCGCGCAGCTCGCCCAGGGTCCACTGGTTGGCGGCCAGCACGGCGAGCCAGTCCAGGTTGGCGGCCGGATCCCACGCGGGGGTCTCGATCGCCGCGAGGTCGGTGTTGCCCAATACGGCCGCCGGGCTGTCGCCGGTGACGAAGGCCGGCACGCCGGCCAGCACCGCCTCGACCACGACGTTGGAATCGTGGGTGACGAGCGCGAACGCCGTTCGCAGGTCCTCGGCCAGCAGGGTGCGCCGCGCGGCGCGCGGATCGCCCGGGCGGTAGCGCACGCGCACCGGGCGGTCGGTCGAGGCGCGGAGCGTGCGGAGATTGCCCGCCAGCCAAGCCTCGCCGTCGAAGCCCATCACCCGGCAGTAGTCCGGGATCGGCGGGCAGACGAGGATCTCGGACCCGGCCGAGCGGGGCTGCGGGTTCACCCCGAGGCGGCGCAGCCGCTCGTGCGCGGCCGCCATGTTTATGGGCGCGCGGGCCAACCCCGCTGCATCGCCGGGCGGGGAGCCGGGCGAAGCAGGCGGGTTGGCCGCCGCGCCAGGAAACATCTCGCCCGAGCACTGGAAGCCGTTGAGGCTCACCTTGTAGAACCCCTGGTAGCGCCCGCTCGGCTTCGCCGCGTCGCGGTCAGACGGCCGCAGGTAGCCGTTGTCGCAGTACCAGGCGCGCCGGCCGGCCGACATCAGGGTCGACATCACGGCCAGGGTGCCGCGCAGCTTGCCGTAGACGAAGCCGTCGTTGGCCGCGTCGACTGAGGCCGCCGGCTGCCCGGCATCGATCAGGCAGGTGAGCTTGTCCGACCCGTCGGCGAAGGCGTCGCACACCGCCGACGAGCTGACGTGGCCGGTGGAATAGCAGATCACGCGCGGCATGGTGAAGATTGCTCGAGGTGCGCGACCAGCTGCGGCAGGCGCGCGAGGTCGTGCAGCACCGGGTAGGCCGGCTGTGCATGATAGATGCGGTGGCCTGCCCAGCCGAACTCCACGCCGGCGTAGGTTATGCCGGCGGCGCGCGCCGCTTCCGCATCCGTGTCGGTGTCGCCGACGTAGAGCGCGTTGGCCGGATCGACGCCGAGCACGGCGCAAGCGCCGAGCAGCGCCGTCGGATCGGGCTTCGACGGCCGCACGCCGTCGTGGCCGAGGATGGCGCGGAACCTACGCGACAGCGCGACGGCGCGGCGCACGTCGAAGGCGAGCGCGTCCTCGGGCTTGTCGGATACGACGCCCAGGCGCCGCGCGCCGCCGAGCGCGAGGTGGAAAATCGCCGAATTCAGGCCCGGCGCCGCCCTCGGCACCGCCGTCGCGGTCCGGTAGGCTTCGCCGAACCAGAATGCGAGATCGTCCTGGCCGGCGAGTTCGGGGAACGCTTCGGCGCAGCGCGCCAGGAACGCCGCCTGCGGCGCCGAGCGCAAGGGCGCCACGTCGGCGGCGACGATGCGCCGCCCGGCCAGCGCGGTCAGCGCCTCGGCGACGCACGGCAGGGTGTCGGCCAAGGTGCCGTCGAAGTCGAACAGGATCGCGTCGATCTTGCGCGCGGGCGCTGTTTTCGGCGCGGGCGCCAACCGCCCTGTTTCGCCTTGCCCTGCTTCGCTCATTCCAGCCATCGGTTGCCCTCGTTTCGGGTGAGATCGGCCCAGCACTTGCCGCGGCGCATCTCGTCGAGCGTCCATTGGTTGGCGGCCAGCCAGGCGGCCCAATGTTGGACGCCGTGCATGCAGCCGGGGGCCTCGATGTCGGCCAGTTTCCCGCTCGCCATCATGCTGGCGGCGCAGGGGTGGGTGACGAAGGCCGGGATGCCGGCGAGGATGGCGTCGACCGCCACGGCCGACGAATGGGTGACCACGCACCAGGCGCGCGCCAGGTCGGCGGCGACGTCGGCCGGCTGGTCGGCGCGCACGCGGATCGCTTCGGCGCCGAGCGCGACCCAGGTCTCCGCGGCGAAGCGCGCCTTGCAGCGCACCAGCACCGGCCGGTCGGTGACGCGGCGGATCTCCGCCAGCGTCGTATCGAACCACGCGCCGAGCGTCGTGTCGTGCCTGAGATACCAATAGGGCGACTGCAGCGCGATCAGGACGGCGTCGCCGAGCTCGCCTGCCCGCCGCCAGTCGCGGACCGCGATGCCCAGCGCCGCCAGCCGGGTCATGTCTGGTGGCGCGCCGGCCAACCCGGCTGTTTCGCCGCACGGGCGACCCAGCGAGAAAGGCACCGTCCCCGGGCCTGACCCGGGGATTGGCGAGCCAGCCGGCGCCTGCGAGGTTGGCGAGCCGGCCCAATATGTCAGCTGCTCGGCACCCCAGGTGGCCCGGAAGTGGTCGCGGCCCAGGATGTAGCCGTTGTCGACATATATATATGAGCGGCGCGGGTCGCGGGCGGCATCGAGCTTGGCCGAGCGGGAGGCGTCCGCGAACGCCGCGGCGGTGTCGGGCTTGACCCCGTAGAAGCCCCACGGGCCGTAGGGCTCCAGCACGCGCCGGTCGGCGGCCAGCCGCCCGCGGCACCCGGCGACGAAGGCCTCCGCCACCGTGCGCGCCCGATGCCCGGGCGGAGCGTAGAATATTAATTGCACGCTACACCCCCACCCTGCCCTCCCCCCCAATGGAGTGCCCATGGGGGGAGGGTCGGGGTGGGGGGGCGCTCGCACCCGCAACACCCTGCAGCAGCACCCGGAACGGCACACCGTCCGCGATCTCGCCCACGCTCCACTGCGCCCAGGCGAGGTCGACGAGCGCCGGAACCCGGTCGGGGAATTCCGGCGTCTCGATGCGGCCGATGCCCTTGTGGCACGCCCGCTGGGTGACGATGTGGGGCGCCTCGTAGAACACCGGGATGCCGGCGATCAGCGCGGCGGTGGCGGAGTTCGAGCTCCACACCACGACGGCCCAGCACTCCGCCAAATCGTAGGACAGCGGCAGCGCGGGATCGGCGTTGCCGGGATGGGCGCGCAGCCGGATCGGGCGCGCCGTCAACCCGCGCAGCCGGCGGCACACGCCGGCGGCCCAGTCGGGCGGGCTCTGCATCGGCGGCTCGCCGATCGCGCGCTGGCCGCACACCAGGATGTGCTTGCCATGGGTGCGCCACGGCTGCGTCTGGATATGCAGGCCGTCGACGCGGTCGAGCGGATCGAGTCCTTGAGGATAAGGGACGCCGTTGCCGGGCCAGCGGCCGGACCCGTTGTGCCCCATGCCCTTGGCTGAGCTCAGCGCCATCGCGTAGGCGTGGCGGTCGTGCCAGCCCCGCCGGGCCGCGTCGTGATAGCCGTTCTCGACCACGATGACGGCGGCGCCGGCCGCCTCGAAGCGCCGCGCCGCGTCGGCGAAGCGGCCGTAGCGGTTCCAGATGACCAGCACGTCGCCGGGCTCCGGCGCGAACGGCCGCTCGGTCCACAGGTAGCCGGCCCGGTTGAGCCCGCGCCGGAACGCGTCCGCCCGATACTCCGGCGCGGAGCGGATCATGCAGAGCGCTCTCATGTAAAGGCAGCCCGTTCGGGCTGCGCGCGCGGGCTTACCCCGCTGTTTCGCGGCGAATCTTCGGCGGCCCCCCCCTCCCTGCCCTCCCCCTTGACGGGGGAGGGTTGGGGGGGGGTGAATCCATCCACATCCCGCCAGCGGCGCATGAACAGGCCCAGCAGGTCGCGGTGGTTGCGCCAGCGCTGCGACGGCGGCCGCACCGGGCCGGCGTGCAGGGGACGGCCGACGGCCGCGGCCAGGCGCGCCACGGTGCGCGGATCGCGGAGGCGCTCGTAGTGCACGACCAGGAGTGCCCGCGCGCGCTCGGCCGGCAGGTAGAACGGCCGCTGAGTGGCGAAGAAGCGCTCGTCGGTCTTGAGGAAGTAGTGGAAGGTGACCGGGCGGCCCTCGCGCTCCCACCAGCCGACGGCGGTCGCGAACGGGTTGCGCAGGATCAGGATCGCCGGGCGCGGCAGCAGCGACGGCGGCGCGTGGCCGTTCAGGAACTCGTCCGGGCCCGGCGCCGGCAGCGCCGGCCGCCAGGCCGCCGGGTCGCGCTTGCGCTCGCTCCACGCGAGGCGGCCGCCGTCGCCCGAGAACATGCCCGGCCGCTTGACCAGGCCCGCCGCCTCGAACATCGCGCGCACCGCGTGGTTGCCGCTGCACCGCGGCCCGGTGAGGAGGATCATGGCGAATCAGGCCGGTTGGCGGCCGCGCCGGAAACAGATGGCGAAACAGGCCGGTTGGCGGCCGCGCCCGAAACAGAAGCTCCCCGCGCGAGCCGGTCGCGCGCCAGCTCCACGGCGAGATCGCCGAATTCGAAGCACTTGAGCGCGCTGCCCGGCGTGCAGTTGACGACGGCGACGCCGGCGGCGGCGAGATCGGCGGCGAGCGCCGGGTATTCGGGGAGGAAGGTGGTCGTCTCGTCCACCTGCCACTGCCGGTGCTTGTGGCCGCCGTGCCAGTGGGTGACCCGCCGCCCGTCCGGCCCGACCGCGCAGCGCAGGTCGTAGCCGAGCAGCAGGTCGAGGTGTTCGCCGGCCAAATGGAAGGCGAGCCCCAGCGCCTGGTAGCCGCCGTTCTTGCCGGTGCGGATGCGGGTCGGGGCGCGGTCGAGCCCGGGCGCGAAGGTGCGCTCGAGCAGGCGCACGTCCGGATGCGCCGCCGCGATCTCCGGCCCGAGCGTCACCTTGAGCCCGGCGAATCCGTAAGCCGCGGGGTTGGCGTCCCACCACCGCGTGTCGCACGCATAGAGCACGTCCGCCCACGGCGCCAGAAGGTAGGACGAATTGATGACGATGACGCGGATGTGACCCGAAATATGAGCGTGCCGCACCATCTCGACCTGCTCGGCCGACAGCGACGGCCCGCCGGCGAGGATGACGACCGTCTCGCCGGGCCACAGCCGCGGGCACGACCAGAACACAGGCTTATCGTTGCGTCGCTTCGCCATGGTCAAATCCACTGCAGCGCCCCCCCTCCCTTCCCTCCCCCCGTGGGCGTGCCATTGGGGGGGAGGGTTGGGGTGGGGGTGATGCCGCGTCATCGCGATGATGGCGTTGGCGCCGAGGCGCATGACTGGTCTCCGCGCTAAGCGGGTGCGGAATATGGATCCGAGGGGTTCACCTGATAGGCCACCACCCACTCGATCTCGAACGCCGCCATCGGCTGGGTGCCGTCCTCGGCCTCGACCGACGCGGAGAACCGCCCGCGCTGGGTGTGGATCACACCGGACGGATAGGTGCCGCCGGCGAGCGCCGACAGGATGGCGGCGCGCAGCTCGTTGATGGCGGGCCCGAGCGCCGCGTCGGTCGCGGCGCTGACGTAGCCCTCGATCAGGAGCGTAGCGGCGACGACGTCGACACCGTCCGCATGCTCGAGCAGCTCCTCGTCGCCCTCGTGCACGACCAGCAGCGGGCACAGCTCCACCGCGACCTCGCGGGTGCGCGTGCGCTGGGCGGTGACCCCGGCCGGCGCCGCGATGCCGCCCAGCATCCCGGCCACCGCCGAGACGATGTTCTCGCGGATGTCTTGGGGTGAAGCCATCGGTTTAGCCCGTCATGGCCGGGCGTGACCCGGCCATCCATCTTGCCGTCACTTCTCGTAAGCCCTGGCGATCTCCCCCGGCAGCCCGTTCAGCGCGTGGCGCACGAAATCCTCGGGCGACGCGCGCCGCGGATAGCGCACCTGCTTGACCAGGATGGCGACCGGGATGTCGCGGGTCTTCGAGCGCTTGACGATCAGGATGGTGCGGCCGCCCTTGAGCGGCACGAAGGCCAGATCCTTGCGGCCGCCGCGCGTCGCGACGTCCTCGTGGCGGCGCACGGCGGCGCGGGCCGCGTTGCGGCTGATGCCGCCGGTCTGCAGCGGGATCAGCAGCCATTTCTTGGACAGCGGGCGCACCAGCGCGCCGAACAGCCGGGCCGCGATGAAGTCGGCGAAGCCGCCGGCGCGCTTGCGCCCGAAGCGCGAATAGATGAGGCCGGCGGAGCCGCGGTTCTCGTCGTCGTAGTGCTTGGTGCGAACGGCGTTCGCGACCCGCGCGTCGCCGCCCTTGACCGAGCGCGAGCCCGAGAACACGAGGTTGACGGCGCGGCGCACCTCGATCTGGGTGGCGCGCACCTGGGACGACACGCCCTTCGACACCGCGCGCGCCGCGCGCCGGCGCTCCGCCAGCATGCGCCGCGCGAGCGCGGGGCGGCCGAGGATTTCTACGCTCATGAGACCGTAACGGGCGCCGACGGTGGCGTGACCTTGATGTAACCCGGATAGCCGTCATCCTCCGGTATCAGGCTGATCCTTGCCGCACCGCCCCATCGTTGCTTGATCAGCAAGAGGAACTCGATCTGCCCATCCACCGTGGCGGGCCACCGATCGAGGCGGTACATGCCGTCCTTGCAGATGAGGCTCGGGATTTCGTCGCCGCTTGGGAGATATTTATCCGCCATCATCGAGCCCTCATTGCAGCTGCAGATCCACGTACCAGAACCCGTCGAGCACCCTGTCCATGGCGGCGAGGCCGCGCACGGTGAAGGTCTGCGCGCCGACGACCAAGGTGCCGCCGTCGGCCGGCTGGGTGGCGACCTCGTCGCGCGACAGCCAGGCGGCGTAGCCGAGCTGCTTGGCGCCGAGCTGGCCGAGGCCCGAGGCGGCGCCGGGCGTGTCGAGCACCACCGTGATCGACGTCGCGGCACCGGCGGGCGGCGTGTAGGTCGCGGCGGCGCCGAAGCCGTCGGCGTGGAGGAAAGCTGACCTGTCGGCGGCGTTCTCAGCGGCCACGGAACCACCTGACGATCCGTGTGATCATGCCCGTGGAAAACGGCACCGGAGGCTGGGGCGCGACGAAGCCGGTGGGCTTGGGCGCGACGAAGGCCACGCGATCCTCGATGTCGTCGTCGATCGTCGGCTCCTCGCCGGCAACCACGAACTCCACGGGCGGCGGAGCCACGTCCTACTCCGCCTTGAGCTCGGTCTCGGCCGCGAGGCCGGCGGCGAGCGCGGCCGCGATCTCGTCGATCGCCTGGTCCTTGGAGCGCACCGGGTCGGCGGCGAAGCGCGCGGCGATCGGCTGCAGCTCGGCGAACTTGAGCGCACGCCAGTCCTGCGGCAGGAGGACCGGACGGGGCTCGAGCGACGTCACCACCAGCTCGACCCCGATGCGCAGCCCGGGAAAGGCGCGCTTGGGGTCGCCGTCGAAGCCGAAGATCTCGCCCTCTTTGAACTGCGTCGAGTCGCCGGCGTCCTTGAAGCGCCAGAGGTTCGCCGTGGCATCGATCTCCGCCAGCTTGTGGCGGCGGCGCTGCACCTGGTCGGGCAGCAGCTTGAGCGCGACGGTATGGGCGGCCAGCACGGTGATCGGGCCGTGGGCAACGGACAGGATGTGCATGATGTACTCCTTCGGGGAGATGGGGATGGGGATGGGGATCGAGGCACCGTCCCCGGGCTTGACCCGGGGATCAGCGAGCCAGGCCGGCGCCCGCGAGGTTGGCGAGCCAGGCAAACAAGAAACAGCGCGCGGGCGAACTGTGAGAACTCCCGCGCGCTGCCCCCCGAAGGCCCGGTCGTAACCGGGATGGCGTCCTAGCCGAGCGTCACCAGGGTGGCGTGCTGCCACAGGCCGTAGCCGACGTTGCGCAGCGCGTCCACGGTGTAGAGGTGCTCGCGGTTGAGGATGGCGTGCTCGGAGCCCTCGCCGATCACCGCCATCATGACGTCCTGCTCGGACTGGCGGATGAACGGCTTGACGTTGCCGTCGGCGCGGATGATGGCGAACTGGCCCTGCTCCGGCGAGCCGGTGAGGCCCCACACCGAGTCGAGGCGTGCGTTGTGCACGACGTCGATCGAGATGCCCTGCGAGCTTGACAGCGCCGGGATCACGTTCGACACGCCCTGCGACAGGTTCGGCAGCGCGACGGCGGCGATCGCCGCCGGCCACAGGAGCGTCGGCACCATGCACACGAAGCGCCGCGCGTTGGCGTTCATCGGCTCGCCCTTGTCGTCCTTGAAGCCGAACATCTGGCGGATGCCGTACAGGATGGCATACATCATCTGGTCGGGGCTGGGCTCGTGGGAGTCGCCCTTGTCGGGACCGGGCACCACCGGCAGGCCCGACAGCGTGACGGCGAGATCGTTGGACTGGGTGCCGGACGAGCCCTCCGAGTGGTCGGTGTCGAAGAAGAACTCGCCGTCGTAGCACGTGGTCGACTCGCCGTTGGTCAGCAGGGTCGACAGCAGCTTCGCCCAGTGGTCCTGGGTGGCGTCCGCCATCTCGCGGATGCGCACCAGGAGCTGTCCGGTCTTGTCGCGGCGCAGGTCGTCGACCAGCACCTTCAAGGTCGCCTCGTAGAGCTTGTTGCGGATGGTCAGGGTGTTCTCGCGGAACCCCTCGGCCTGGCGGCCGCCGATCCATTCGCGCATGCGCGGCGACATGCCGAGCCAGTTGTAGGTCTCGGACTCCTGGTCCGAGGTGAACAGCATGGACACCTGGTCGACCCAGGCGCTGGAAGCGAGCTCGAGGCGGTGGAAATACTCGCCGATGATCGCGCGCGAGCTCAACGATTGCGCACCCATAGGGGGGCTCCTTTCGTGATGTGGGAAAGCGCGGGCTCACGCCCGCGCGGAAATTGGTGGAAACGCTCTTACGCGCGGAACGCGCGTACAGGGCTGCCGGCGAGGGTTGGTGTGGCGGCTCGCCGGCAGCCCTGGCTATTACGTGAAGGTGATGGCGTCGCTGACGACGAGGCGGCCGTCCGGCATGATCAGCACGAGATAGACGGTTTCGGCGCCGGTCGCGACCTTGGTCAAGGTCAGATCGATGTCGCCGTCGGCCTCGCTGACCGCGATGCCGGCCGAGTTGGCCAGCGTCTCGATCAGCAGGCCGTCGGTGCCGACCGCCACGGTGACGTCGGTGCCGCCGGCCGGCGGGCCCTGGGTGTCGCCGTTGACGTTGTCGGAGATGTAGACCTTGACGGCGCGGCGCTCGGCCAGGACCTGGCCGGTCAGGTACTTGAGCTGGGCGACGACCGCGATGCCGTTGCCGGACTGCGCAGCGATGGTGAACGACGCGGTGAGCGGCGTCTGGGCGAGGCCGGATTGCGACGCATCGAAGGCGACCACCAGCTTGGTGGCCGTCGAGTCGTAGCGCTTCACGAAGCCGATGAAGGTGTTGCCGGCGGCGGTGAAGGTGAAGGCGTTGTCGTCGGACGCGTAGACGGCGCGGCCGTGGTCGGTGAGCGCCGCCGACGACACGGTGAGCAGCACCTCGCCGCGGGTGATCACCTCAATCTCGAGATCGCCCGCCGCGCCGGCGGCGGCCAGCGGGCCGGACAGCGTGTTGTCGCATTTCGCCTTGGCGAAGCCCAGGAACTTGTCGCCGGCGACCAGCGGCCGGCCGTAGCCGGACGCGTTGTCGCCGACGGCGGCGCCCTCGTAGACGATGTCGTCGGCGACGATCGGGTGGCGCGACGTGTCGCCGAGCTCGTAGACCCGCGCGCTGTTGGCGGACAGCGTGGTGAGCGGGAAGGCCGCGAGCGGCACCAAAGCCGCGGCGGTGTCGGGGAACAGCTGGAACAGGAGCGCGACGGTCGCGGCGATCGCGAGCGGCAGCGCATAACGGTGGAGTTTCATTGCGATGACCTTTCTTAACTCGTCATGCCCCGGCTTGTCCGGGGCATCTCTGCGCGCCGGAGAGGGCGCGGGTGACGAATGATGGGGTGATGGCGGGACCTCAGACGCGCGCTTGGCCGACCCCGCCAATCCCCAAGCGCGCTGCGTATGCTACGCCGCCCTTTTCGGCTCCGGGCGGGTCAGCATGCGCACGCGGCCGTCCTCGGTCGCCTTGAGATAGGCGGCGTGGCGCGCGGCCAGCGTCTCGACCGGCTCGTGGGCGGCGAACGCGTACTCGGCCCTGAGCTCGGGCGAGGTGCGCACCTCGGCCAGCGCGCGCTCGGGCAGCGGCAGGTTGGCGAAGCTCTGGAGCTGGCGGTCGAGCGACGGATCGAGGGCGCGCCCGAGCTCGGTCATGCCCTCCAGGGTCTCCCGGCCCGGCCGGACGGCCGCCTCGGCGTCGATGACGCGTGCGCGCGCCTGGTCGAGCGAGGTGCCGTCGCCGATCATGGTGTCGATCAGCGCGGCGTGGCCGGGCATCTTGGTCTTGAGCGCAAGCAGGCCCTGCACGCGGGCGCGCTCCGCCGAAGTCGCCGTCTGTTGGGCCTCGGCGGCGATCGCCGCGGCGTCCGGCGCGGGCGCCGGGTGGGTGATGGTGTCCATGTGGGTGGTTTCCTCTGCGGAAAGTTGATGATGAGAAGCGGATGGGGTGGCGAGCCCGGCCAGAACGGACTCCAGCGTGCCGACCTCGTCGGCCATCAGCCGGTCGACCGCCTGGCGGCCGACGACGATGCCGCCCTGGCCGAAGCCCGAGCGGACGGCCTCGACGCCGACGCCGCGGTTGGCGGCGACCGCGCCGATGAACAGGGTTTCGAGCGCGTCGAGCGTGCGCCGGATTTCGTCGACGCCTTCCTCGGCGCTGGGATCCGGACGCTTATTGGGCGCGTTCGACGACACGATCTCGAACGTCATCTCGCCGTGCTGGTCGGGGGCGACCTGCTTAGACCACGCCGACACGACGCCGATCGATCCGACCAGCGCCGACTGCGACACGACGATGCGGCCGGCGGCCGACGCGATCCAGTAGGCCGCCGAGCAGCCGAGGCCGGAGATCACCGCGGTCACCGGCTTGTCGGACGCCGCGATCAGGTCGGCCGCGTCGGCGATGCCGGTGGCGACGCCGCCCGGGCTGTCGATGTCGAGCACGATGTGGGCGACCGACGGGTCGTCGTGCGCGCGCGCGAAGTCGTCGGTGAAGAATTCGAGCGACGTGGCGCCCGACATCTGGGTCATCAGGTTGGCGTGCGGGAAAATCGGCCCGGCCAACGCGATCACCGCGGTGTCGCCGACGAGGTTCGCGTAGTGGGTGCCCTTCATCGACTGGCCGCGCGCGGCGGTGCGGAGCGCGGCATCCGGCGCGTGAAAGGCGCGCGTGTCGACGCCGGCGGAGCGGCGCTGGGCGATGGCGATGATGCCCCGCAGCGCGTCCGGGGTGATCGCCCAGCGGGCGCCGCAGATGGCGGAAAGAATATTCATGCGTAACTCCTTTGGCTGGCGCGCTTACCGCGCAGGCGCCGTTTCCTCGCGCTCGCGGCGATCGGCGTCGTCGGGCGCATCGGGTTCATCGGGTGGGGAAATCTGTTTGGCTGGCTCGCCAACCTCGCGGGCGCCAAGGGCGGGCGCGATGCCCTGCGCCTCCATGCGGCGCTGTTCGGACGCCAGCTGGTCGGCGGTGTCCTCCCAGTCCTCGCCGGTGAGCTCGGCGGTCTCGCGCTCGCGGGTGGAGAGCCGCGCCTCGATGCGCTTGGCGGCGGCGTCGACCTCTTTGAGCGGGTCGATCTGGCCCATCGCGGGCCCGATCCACTGCGCGCCCGACCACGCGAGCCGCATCAGCGGGTCTTCCAGGAAGCCGGGCGCCGCCAGGAAGCCGCGGGCGACCGCTTCGGACAGCACGTCGACGTAGACGTCCTGGCACAGCTCCTCGGCCAGCCAGGCGCGCTGGCGGTTGTAGTATTTCCACGCCGCCAGCAGCGCGGCGCGCGACGCGGAGTACGACGCGGTGAAATGCAGCCAGATGACCTCGACCGGCTGCTCGAGCACGGCCGCGACCTGGCGCGAGATCGCCATCACGAACTGGTCGAAGCCGCCGTTCGGCCGGCCGGGCGCCGCGACCGAGATGTCGTCGCCGGGCGCCAGCTTGGCGATCATGCCGTTGCCGAGGGTCAGCTCGTCGTAGCCGGTGTCGGTGTCGCTGTCGCCGGCCTGGCCGGAGCCGGGCGCCAGGCCGGCGCCGGAGTCGGACTTGACGAACACCGCGAACATCGCGCCGACCACGGCGGCGGCGCGCTCGGCCTCGGTGTAGCGGTCGAGCTCCTTCAAGCTCTCGATCACCGGGGCGAGGTAGGGCACGCCGCGCGGCAGGCCGGGACGGGTCTTGTCGAACAGGTGAATGACGGCGCGCCGGCCGTCGCGGCCGAACGCGGCGATGCGGTCGGATTCGCGCGACTTGGCGAGCCCGGTGTCGCCCGGATGGCTGCGCAGCACGTGGAAGGCGACCGGCGCGCCGTGCGCGTCGCGCTCGACCCCGCCGGACACCGTGTTGCCGTTGTCGAGCGCCGCGCCGTCGGCCTTGAAGCCGGGGTTGGCGACCCGGTCGGCCTCGACCGCCTGCAGGCAGTAGGCGAAGCGCGTGTTGCGCGCCCCGCGCAGCGCCGGCTCGAAGCGCTTGACGAAGAAGATGTCGCCGGATTCGAGCTTGCCGCGGAGCGCCAGCGATTGCAGGTCCTTGAAGCGCTGCTGGCGCGTGATGTCGCACGTGAGCGCGCCCGCCCATTCGTTCCACACCGCGCGGGCCTGCAGCTCCCATTCGTCGGCGGCCGCGTCGGTGAGCCCGAGCAGCTTGCGGTTGACCCGGGGCTGCAGCCGCAGCCCGGGCCCGACGACGGCGGTGACGGCGCGGTTGAGCGCCGCGCCGGCCAACGGCGCGTTGCGCGCGAGATCGCGCGAGCGCTCGCGCAAGGTGGCGAGGTCCGGCAAGGTGTCGGCCTCGGCCGAGCCGCCGCCCGGCAGCCAGTTCTTGGTCCCCCGGCGGTCGCGCCGCCCGCCGGTGTGGCCGCCGGTGATCATCTCGAAGCGCACGCGGTCCTGCATGTGGCGCAGCGCGCGCGCCGGCGCGACCAGCGCGATGCCCCGCTCGATGAGAGTCGGCTTGATCGGTTTCATTGAGGCCCTATGTCGTCATGGCCGGGCCTGACCCGGCCATCCATCTTTAGGACGGCACGCCCAGCTGGATGCCGATGCCGCCGCCCGAATTGTTGGTCAGCCGCTTGACCAGCTGATCGTAGTGCTTCTCCAGCGCCATCAGGTCGGCGAGATCGCCGCGCCGGAAGGTGCGGTTGCCGATGGTGTACTCCTGGCCGCGCGTGGCGACCGCGTCGATCGCCGCAAGCACGTTGTCGAGGTGCGTCTGCGCCTGCGCGAGGGTCAATCCGGCCATCGTCACACTCCCTTGTTGAGCACCCGCACCGCGGCGCGCTTGCGCGGCTGTGCCGGCGCCTGCGGCGCGGCGGCGGCGTTCGCCGGATCGGTGCGAACGGCGTTCGCGGCGATGCCGCGGCGCCGCGGCTTCGCCCACACCGGCGGGTTGGCCCAGTCGATGCGCGGGCCGGTGCGCAGCCTGAGCGCGGCGGCCTTGTCGTAGACCATGAGGTCCCAGGTCTCGTTGCGGCCGGTGCGCACCCAGATGTGGCTGCCGGCGGGCCCCTGCTTCTCCTCGCCCAGGATCTCGTCGAAATGCTGCTCGTCCATGTCTTCGGACAGGTGCACGAAGCCGGCGCCGGGCTCGGCGGTGTGCAGGCACACGTCGAGCGCGTCCTTGATCGCGTGCACGCCGATCACGTTGATGGCGACGGCGTCCTTGCGGCGCTTGCCGTTGTCGTCCGTCTCGAGCTTCGGGCGGCCCAGCATCGGCGCGGTCGGCAGGTTGGCGCCCTTGACCAGCATCACCGACCAGGCCGGCAGGCGCAGCCCGTGGATCAGCTTGCGCGCGAAGTTGCGCGCCCGCTCGTCGACGCCGGCGAGGCCGCCGATGTCGATGGCGGTGCAGGCGACCGGCAGCTCCATCGCCGGGTCGTCGGCCAGCGGGTAGCCGAGCCCGAGCGTGCGGCCGCCGACGGCGCGGCCGATCAGAGAGTCCCAGTGCGCGAGCTCCTTGTGCGGGCGGATCGCGGTGCGGCCGTCGGCCATGGCGAGCAGGTCGAAGCGGTCGATCAGCCACATCTCGTCGTCGTCGCCCCAGCCCATCACCGCGACGGCGAAGCGGTTGCCCTGGACGTCGACGGCGGCCGTGAGGAAGCGCGCGCCGGCGGGCACGAGGCCGAGCGGGAAGTCCTCGGCGCGGCTCATCAGCTCGTTCTTGGAGACCTTGCCCTCGCCCTCGGCGCGCGAGCGGTAGTTGACGCCGATCTTGGTGTTGAAGAAGGTGCGGAGCGAGGTCTCGTCCTGGCGCTGCTCGAAGGCGATCTCGGCGGTGCGGCATTCGCGCGCCAGCAGCTGCCACGAGTTGAAGCCCATCAGGCCGTTGACCCGAAACGACGCGATGTGGGTGCGCTTGAGATCGCCGGCCACCTGGCCGGTCGCGCGGTCGATCGACTGGCCGGCCCCGACGTAGATGCCGGCGGCGTTCATCCGGGCCTTGTGGCGGTAATCGAGCACACAGCCGTGGGTCGGGCACACCAGGTGCGCGCTCGACGCGGCGTCCTCCGGCGAGCGGGTGCGCTCGAACTTGAGGTCGCGGTCGAAGTCCGGCGCGAAGAAGTCGCCGCACTGGGCGCACGGCCAATGGTAGGCTTCGTCGGTGCCGGTCTCGGCCAGGTGCTCGATGTCGCAGAAGCCGCGCTTGCGCGCCGGGCTCGACATCACGAGGCCGCGCCAGCTGCGCTCGTGCGCCGTGGTGCGGCCGCCGAGCAGGAAGATCGGGTCGCCCTCGCCCTCGATGTCGGCGGGCACCGCGTCGTAGTCGTCGATCACCCAGCGCGGCGCCGTGCGCATGCGGAAGTTGGACGCCACCGGCCAGATGAAGTTGATCCACATGTCGCCCAGGAATTCCTTGGAGAAGATGTTGTCGGCCGAGCCACCGCGCAGCTGGCGCGCGCGCACGGCGTCGGAGTTGCGGATCAGCGGGTTGACCTTCTGGGTGACGTAGTCCTGCAGCAGCTTCTTGTCGGGGCCGACCCACAGGATCGGGCCCTGGTCGACGACGACGCACGACACCAGCCAGTTCTCGCCGAGCGAGCTTTTGCCGGACTGCGCCGGGCCCATCAGCACCACCATGCGGTAGCGCCGGTCGGTGAGGGCGAGCATCGGGCGCACCAGGTAGGGCGTCGCGTCGTCGGTCCACGGGCCGCGGTAGCCTTCGATGCCGTTGGCGACGAAGCGGTGGCGCAGCGCCGCCTGGTGGACGTCGAGGCGCTCGGGCGGAATCAGCGCGTGGGCGGCGCGCGCGATCAGGCCGTCCGGCGGCACGAAGCCGCGCGGGATCTCGGTGCTAGGCCGCCAGGGCTGCGACATCGGCCGCCTCCGCCCTCGGTTCCATCCGCGACATGCGGCGCGCGGCCGCCTTGAGCGCCGCCTCGAGCTGCTCGGCGATCAGCGCCTCGGCGGCCGGGTCGAGGTTGAGCGCGGTTGCCGCCTTCGCCGGCACCGCCATGATGCCGTTGCGCAGCACGGTGAAGGCGTCCGCCAGCCGCTCGTACATCGTGGCCGCCTCGACGAGCTCGCCGCGCTGCTTCGCGAGCTGGCCGGCCTTGAGCTCGGCGTCGATCGCGTCGCGCTGCTCCTTCGGGGTGAGCCCGGCGAGATCCGCGTTGAGCGTCAGGCCGCCGACCAGCTCGAGCCGCATCTGCTCGACCGCCGCCTCGGCCTCGCGGGCCTCCTGGACCTTGCGTTCCGCGCGCGCGCGCATGAAGTGCGTCACCGCGGAGGGGTCGAACTCCCACGCCTCGCCTTCGCCGCCGTCCTTGACGACCGGAAAGTCGGGCTCGCGCACCAGCTTGCGCGCCGTCGGCAGCGACATCTCCAGGCCGCGCGCCAGCTGCTCGAGGTTGATCGTGGCCATGATGGGGGCTCAACAGAAAGGGAAACAGAAACCGATTCGGCGAACCGGCAAAGCACGCCTCAGCCGCGCTGCCGTTC